CACATATATGCAAAAGACAGGTGCTTATACCATAATTTAAAACAAGAAGAATTTGAGGAGACATGGGAACTACTCAACGTCATGGTTGGGTTGCTAAAGACAGATTATACGTCGGATGATTTAAGTTATGAGAGAGCTGCCCCCACTGTAGGTGTTGGTGGACCTGTAAGAATAAGTCCAGAACCACCTGGTGGAGATAGTTATTAATACGGTTATCACATAATAGAAAAAAAAACATTGACATATACATAGAATTGCATTATAATTGAAATGAAGTAATTACAAGTTATGGCAAAAGGATTTACTGTTA